GCTATAGAGGATAGACTAGCGTTAGTACAGGGATTAATGGATTCAGATGGCACTGCTGAAAGAACAGGTTCGGCATTCTTTAGTACTACAAGTTACGAACTTGCAGATGGTTTAAGAAATTTGATTTGGAGTTTAGGAGGAAAATGCAAAATACACGGTCCGACCAAGAAAACTTATACATACCGAGGAGTACAAAAACAAGGTAAAGATGTGTATAATTTGTGGGTAAGATTAGGAGATAATTCAGACTTATTTAGATTACCCAGAAAAAAACGGTTAGCTTCAAAATTATCAAGTCATCAGTACTTTTTTGGGCGAGAAATAGTTAACATACAAAGTGTTGGATTCAAACCAGCACAATGTATACTAATAGACCATCCAGATCATTTATATGTTACAGATGATTATGTGGTAACTCACAATACACTACTTGCTCGTGCAATTGCTGGAGAAGCGGGCGTACCATTCTTTAGCATATCAGGTTCAGACTTTGTGGAAATGTTTGTGGGTGTCGGTGCAAGTCGCGTACGTGACATGTTCGAACAGGCCAAAAAGAATGCACCCTGCATTATATTCTGTGACGAAATTGACGCTGTTGGTAGAAATCGCGGAGTAGGACTAGGCGGCGGTAATGACGAGCGTGAGCAAACTCTAAACCAACTGCTGGTTGAAATGGATGGGTTTGAACCCAACGAGGGCATTATCCTTATTGCTGCTACTAACCGTGCAGACGTATTGGATCCTGCACTATTACGTCCGGGTCGCTTTGATCGTCAGATTCAAGTTCCAAACCCAGACTTTATAGGACGTGAAAAGATCCTTAAGGTACACTCTCGTAAAGTACCACTTGCTCCAGATGTAGACTTGAAAGTGGTTGCCAGGGGTACTCCCGGCTTCTCAGGTGCAGATCTCATGAACCTGGTTAATGAAGCAGCTCTACTAGCAGCACGTCGCAGCAAGCGTATTGTTACCAAGCAGGAGTTTGAAGATGCTCGTGATAAGATTCTCATGGGTGCTGAACGTCGTACACTTAGCATGACAGAAGAAGAAAAGAGTCTTACCGCTTATCACGAAGGTGGTCATGCTCTTGTGAGCCTTAATACACCTGCTTCTACTCCCATCCACAAGGCTACTATTATTCCTCGTGGGCGAGCACTAGGCATGGTTCAATCATTACCAGAGCGTGATGAAATCAGCCAGACCTATGAGCAGATGACATCAATGTTGGCAATGGCCATGGGTGGTCGTGTTGCTGAAGAATTGGTATTCGGTGAAAGCAAAGTCACAAGTGGTGCTGCCAGTGATATTCAGCAATGCACAAAGATTGCTCGAGCAATGGTTACACAACTTGGATTTAGCAGCAAGTTGGGCACAGTTGCTTATGCAGATTTAAGCAATGACCCATATGCATTTGCCAAGCCAAAGACCATAAGTGAAGAAACTCAGCAGATAATTGACTCAGAAGTCAAGAGATTGGTTCAAGAAGGTTATGATACTGCAAAACGTATCTTAACTGAAAAGCGTCATGATCTTGAGACACTGGCCAAAGCATTGTTGGAGTTTGAAACACTAACAGGGGAAGAAATTAAAAATCTTCTAAAAGGCAAACGTCCGGTGCGTGACGGTGTAGTTGATGACAAACCCAAGCACAACCTAACCGACGATGATCGTAAAGAACTAGTCGCAGACGGTGAAGTGAGTTACAACGGGGCTTAATGCCCCGGTGGATTATAAGTTTCCTCATATTCTTGACGGGCGATACGGTAATAACCCCGATCGTCCGGTTCTTTTACCAAGTAGTCACCTGGCTTAAGAATCATATCTTCTCCCCAACTGGCTTTGAACTTAACAGTATCCGGACCGTGATATACTGCTACCATACGCGGTGATTGCTCTGGTGTTACTGTTTGACCTAACTCGCCGTCATAAAGTTTTTGAAACTTTTCAAACTTTAATACATAATTTTCCTTGGTAGGGCCGCTCATAATAATATCGCCAGGATTGGCTGTGTTTTCTGTTTCCTTGCCATCGCTTGTTACAGTGACCACACGCTGGGTTTCCTTGGCCTGTGTATAGGTCATCGGTGGCATTTGGCCCGGCTTACCTGCTTCTATAAACTTATATTTCTTTGGTTGTTTATGTGTTGGTTTAAAATCCAATGTTGATGCTATTGAGTTAATATCGGTGGATTCTGATTCTGCAAGTATATCAATATACTTTCTAAGTAAGTCAGTTGATCTCATCACGCATCTCCGAAATAATAGTGTGATATTTATAGCATATACTGGTTGACTTTGCTGTAGTTTGGTTTTATAAATGTGATATGAGCTTATAGATTACACGCTAACAAATCACACATTGTTATACAACCCAGGAAACTGAGCGTATTCTCAGTCCTGGGTTTTCTTTTGGCTACACAATCACACAAAGGAGAATCGTCATGTTAGAAATTGCTGCAAATGAATGTGTATTTCATTTTAATAAAAAGTTTTTAGAAGATCCTACAACACCTATGTGGGTTATCAAGACTCGAGGTAAGACCTATTACGTTAACCATGTTAGTGCTAATATACCGTGGTCTACTAAAGAAACTATAGATTCTTCACATACTAAAGGATCTATCAAATTCAAAAAAGTGTTGATCCAGATAGATAATGACAATAATGCAGAACTTTTACCATTAACTATCAAAGACATAGCTCGCCTTAAAACACAAAAGTATACACGTATACTGATCAATGCTATTAGGACTGTTCCAGACTATCTCAAAAGTGCGGGTATTGCACATACCAAGTTCAAAGAAATATATGGTTCTTGTGGATCGGGTCCTTGGTATGTTTGTGATATTAAGAATCCCAACGACTTAGTCATGCTTAAACTGGCAATGCCCCCTAATAGTTTTAGAGAGTTACAAGAGAACGAAGTGTATTACAAGCGATATGATCTACTTGATGATGCAGAACCAGATGAGGATATTGAAGATCATTTTGAAGACATATATGATGATTAATTAAACCAAGCTGTTGATAAATTGATCTGTTGCTGCTTCCCAGCTGAACTGTTGGGCACGAGCAACAGCATCTTCTCTTGTCAAGTGGATAGCATCTTCGATTGCTAGTTCCAAGTGTTTTTTAACAAGGAACCCAGAAACACCATCTTCGATTATGTAACGATTAACATCATTATCAAAACCAGCAACAGGTAATCCACAAGCCATGGCTTCTAGTACAACCAATCCAAAAGTATCTGTTAATGATGGCCAAGCAAACACGTCATGCTTGGGTAATTCAGCTGCTATTTGATATTTGTCCATTTTACCCAGAAATACAGCATCAGGGTATCGACTTTTATAGTCGAGTAACTGTGGACCATCACCTATCAGTGTTTTCTTAATCATGGGATTGGCGATACTGAGATATGCTTCCAGATTCTTTTCAGCTGATATACGTCCAACATACACTGATGATATAGTGTCACGAGTTGGTTTTTTGATATCGAGGGGTTTGAATATTGAAGTATCAACTCCTCTCGACCAAACTTTTAGATTTTTGATACCAAGGTTATTACAGTAGTCAACCATACTCGGTGTAGTTACGAGAACAGAATTAGAAGATCTATGGAACCAACGAAAATACCTACCAGTAACTCTTGGTGGTATATAAGCATGTTCATAAAGGTATTCTGGATATTTTGTATGGAAGCTTGTAGTATATTTTCTTTTTTTCTTACTACATGCGTATCTTGCTGCGAGTCCAATTGAGCCCTCCGTTGCAATGTGTATGTGATCAGTTTCTTGTACCTCATCATCAACTATGCCCAATGGCATGAGTGGCATGTATATGCCTGTTGATGGTTGAAGCGGAACTGTTAGTTTATAAAGTCCTGGATGTATAACCTTGACAGCATATCCTCGGGATTCTAAATGTGCCACTGTGGTTTTTAATGTAGTAACCACGCCATTTATCTGAGGATCCCAGGCATCTGTAAATATGGTTATCTTTTTCATAATTTCCTTATGATTTCAAATGTACCATCATGGTGTTCAACAATAGCAGTACATGATTCTACCCAGTCACCGGTATTCATGTATTTAATACCGTTCATGTTGTCTATTATATTGGCATGATGTATATGACCGCAAATTACACCATGCACGGATTTTTTAGCAGCATATTCTGAAACAACTGATTCATAATCTCCAATAAACTGCACAGCCTGTTTAACTGAATTTTTTGCCCAGGCAGATAGAGAAAAACCCGGTATGTTCATTTTGGCAAACAACCATTGCAATTTGGCATTTAATGATATCATACCATCATATGCCCAGCCACCAAGCATAGACAACCATTTTGCATTCATAGTGACCATATCGAACTGGTCACCGTGGATAACCAAATACCGAAGATTGTCATGACCGATATGGATATAGTGGTCAACAATCTGAATATTGCCCAAAACAGTTCCCGTATACTCTCTAAGAAATTCATCGTGGTTTCCTGTGATATATATTACTTGTACACTCTTTTTCGACTGTTTTAAAAAAAACTGTATAATATTATTATGGGCCTGTGGCCAATAAACTTTTTTGCGCATTAACCAACCATCAATGATATCACCTATTAGGTAATATCTGTCAGCTTCGGTTGATTTTAAGAATTCTAGTAATCGCTCTGCATTTGAATGTCTACATCCGAGATGTACATCTGAGATAAAGATCGAACGATATTTTTTGCGGTCTTTATGTTTCAAGAATCTTCCTTTCGGATTGTGTTCTCGTGCATATTTATAACATGTGTTGCAGTGCAAAACAATATAGTTAACTTCATATCAGTCTATACAACAGCAATTATTGATGTTACAATAGTGAACTAGCAACAAAAGGATTTTGAAATGAACCGTGTGGAAATGTTGAAGTTTGCTCCAGTTGAATTTGGTCGTCTACCAGCTGGTATGTTGGCAGAAGATTATGCTATATTAGCAAGCCTTGAACGAGAAGGCCTGGTAGAAATGAGTTCAAGAATCATCAAGCAACACGGAAGTGATTTTGAACAAACACTGTGGCGTAAGGCTCGTCCCAAGACCGTAGACTAGACTTTCCAAAAGTCAGAGTTTATATTGTAATAGTTGTTCGGGAGTAGTTTAATTGGTAAAACGACGGACTTTGACTCCGTAAACAGAAAATGCTTGGTGCAGGTTCGATCCCTGCCTCCCGATCCAGAATTTTAATAAAGGTTATCAATATGGCAGATTTAATCAATATTACAAGTAATAATCCAGACTTTGTTTACATTACCAAAACGGATACATATGGCGGTATGCAATTTAATGTTGGACTAAATCCAAATATAGTAGATACCCTACGATGGGTACAGGATTATAAGGCAAAATTGGATCGAGAAGCCCGAGCCAGAGCTGAAAACGAGTCTGTAGCCGCAGCATATGAGCAATATCAAACTGTTCTCAATTTGGTTTTGGATCAGATATAATTTTGGTTGACAGCCTTAAAATTGGCTATATTATACTGATATAAAGGAGAACACCATGCGTAAATTTGCCGTAATATTTGCAATTTTGGCAATGACTTCTGGTTCTGCTAGTGCAAATGGATGGTTTGCTGGAGGCGGGTATTATGGACAGCCTTATGCAGGTGGATATGCAGTAAATGGTGTTCACGGACTTTGGTCCAGCACAGGTGGATTTTTTGGCGGTGCACCTGCTGCGGGGGTAATTGGTGCCGTAACTGCTCTTGGTGTTGCTGCCGCAATTGTGTCAGAAAGTCAAAGAGCTGCTGTTCCTATTGCTGCTCCCGCCCCCAGAACTGTTTGTCCATATGGGTATTACCCGGGTGTTCGTCCGACTTATGATGCTTATGGTAATTTCACAGGCGACACTCCCACTTGTTATCAATAAACAAATAAAAATTTTCAGTTGACCGCATCCGTATCTGTGCTATTATACAGACCTTAATAGGGAGTTAACAAATGACCAAGCTTTCTGCTGCTAAATTAGTCCGCTCGCTTATGAATGTTACTGGCCAGGGCACCAAGATGTTCAGCGATAAGACTACCTTTGGACGTAGCATTAAGGTTTGGAATGCATCTGAAACATTCTACGTTGAGGCTCAGCGATTACTGATGCAGCACGGCTATACAACCAAGCTGATCAGGACAAAGCCTTGTAATTGTTTGCGGTTGCACGTCAACGCTTGACATATCCAAAAAACGTGCTAGTATCTTGAGTGTTAACAAGGAGTAAATGAGTAATGACTGAGGACCAAATTGAACTTAAAGTTGAGCATGATATGGATCGGTTAGATCGCCAGCTTATGGACGGTAAAATAACTCAGGAACGATACGATTATGCAGTATATCTGCTGGATAAATGGGCAGATCAGCAGCTACGCAAAGCTGCCTAATGTATACATTTGTAACCCACTGAAAATCAACAGCTTATTTCTGAATCTTTTTGGTTGACAGCCCTCTAATCCATGCTATTATATGGGTATAGAGCAAGGAGCAAGCAATGCTGTATACGGATCGTGTAGCCCAGGTGCGTAGAAAAGTTGCTGATATTTTATATCGTGCAGAACAGTTATATGGCTTAGATATGAGCCGGGTTCATGTGCGACTCGACCTGCGTGGACGTTCAGCTGGACAAGCTGGGTGCAAGAGATCCCAGGGCGGTGCTACCAGCAACCATTATGTTCGATTTAATGTGGATATGATTGCAGGTAGTGGATTCGATCACATTTACAATGAAACTATTCCACATGAGATTGCTCACATTGTTTGCTATATGAATCCTAGTCTTGGGAATGATCACAGCCCAGGATGGAAGAGAGTTTGTGTTGCACTGGGTGGGACCGGCGAACGCTGTCACAATCAACCGGTTGTATATGCCAAGGGTAATACCTATGCTTATATAAGCACAGGCGGTGTTACTGTTAATCTTAGCCAGCAGCGTCATCGCAAGATTCAACAAGGTGTAGTCTATGAACTACGCCGCGGCGGTTTATTAAACAAGACCTGTAGGTGGAGTCACCATGTTGCGGCTGCTGAAACCATTGCTGCTCCCGTCGCTGCAACAAATACTGAACGCAAAGCCTCAACTGGCACCAAAGCAGATCAAATCCGTAGAGAAATTGCTGTTGCTAAGGGCTGCGGTTATAATGAAGATACGGTAATTAGGTTTGCTGTCGGGGTGTTGGGCATGAGCAAGGCACTTGCTAAAACTTATGTGAGAAATAATTGGGATAGGGTGTGACTAGACGGTATCTAACCAATTTAAAAAATAATCAACGCGATCTGGTTAAAGAGGCTATTCAGCAATCGGGTCGCACTGACTTACATATAGATCTAGACCCTATGCCAGGTCATCCGGATGAAAGAGCATACCTACAGGTTAGGGAATCGATGTTTGGTAGTTATTTTTCAGTGTATTTGGAAGGCCACAATACCAGCGATTGCAGTGATTTTTGGTCGGTATATTATGATTTGTCTAAAACTCCATATTGGAAAACATATTTTGAACTGTGCAAGGATTTGAATGATTTCTAATGGTTGAATAAATATCGAGTCACTATTAAGGCTCAGATATGACAGATCCAATTTCAGAAAATCCCAACGACCAATTTAAGTTTGCTGATGCTGAAGATTATGATGACATCGAACTAGCAAAAGCACAAAGCGAAATTGATATAGCCAATCGTAAGATGCGATTAGAAGAATTGCGAGCACACAGTGAACTTGACAAAATGTCATGTAGTTCTATCAGCAGTCTAGCAGGATTGTCAGAGGATATAGTCAAAGCCAAGATATTAGCTGATATTGACATAGCTAATCGTAGAATGCGACTAGAAGAGCTAAGAGCAGATCATGAAATGGAATTAGCAGATCGTGCTGAAAGTTTTAGACAAAGTGAAGCTGCAAGAATTACCAATCTTACCAACTTACAGGGATATGATCATTGGATGAGAAAATATTGGAGAGCTGCTGCCGGTTGGGCATATTTGATCATTTGTTTATTTGATTTTGTAATAGCCCCTACAATGTTTGAATTAGTACCAATCTTTACTCATACCGAGTTTCATCCCTGGACCAGTCTTACATTGAGCAACGGCGGAATGATGCATATTAGTTTTGGTGCCATTCTTGGTGTTGCTGCATGGTCAAGAGGACAAACAGATTTATTACGAACTAAAATAGTTGGTAATAAAGTGTTAAATGATTCTTGACAAGAAATTCAATAGGTTGTACATTGTAAGAATGCCCGAATAGCTCAGCTGGTAGAGCAACTGATTTTTCCGTGGCGGGTAACGCTACAACCGGGAACTTAAAGTTCCCGGTTGTTTGTGGGTCCTAAAAGCCTAAAGCTTAGCGGACCAAACCGTAATCAGTAGGTCGGCGGTTCGAATCCGTCTTCGGGCACCAACTTAGAAAAGTTCCATTTATGTCATCCTACCAATGTTTAAACTGCGGCAAAGTATGCAAAACATCTCATCAAAAAATCAACAAATATTGTTCTAATATATGCCAAAGAGAGTTCGAATATAAGCAACAAGTTTCCAATTGCTTAGCAGGAACAGATCCGGGGGAAATACGTATGGAACGTCCGGATGGGTTAAAAAATATATATTAGAAAAACAAAACTATCAATGTTCAGAGTGCAGCATTGTAGATTACAACGTCAAACCAATTGATCTTGAATTAGATCATATAGACAGTAACCCATACAACAATAATGTTAATAACTTAAGATGTATTTGTCCTAATTGTCATAGCCAAAGTTCTAGATATAAGAATAAAAATAAAACCAATAGTAGACATTATAGAAGAGATAGATACGTAAACAATCAAAGTTATTAATCTCAAATTGGTACCCAATGGTTTATGCTGCCAAATTTCTGATTTATTGTGAGACTATCAGCAGGAACTATATCAAATGCTACGGTTATTCTAGGCCTATCACTATAGGGCCATGGCCACGATCTATGCATGTCGCCGTTGCTTTTACTCAATACCAAATTATTATTTTTACTTTCTATATCAACTTCTTTATTTGTTCCCGGTATCCTATAAGTTGTGTGTGACGGTTCACAGTCTACACAGTAAAATCCATGCCATGATTTATTTTCCGGAGGCCAATGATAATGCCAATCGATAAACTCCCCTTCTCGATAGTAATTCAACCAACATTGTAAAAAATTATGACTGGTATTGAGTTTGTTCATCGAATGAAATGTATCACGAATACCCAAATATAACTCATGAAATGGAGCGTATGGATACATGAGTAAATTATATTGAGTATATAATTGTGTTGTCATAGTTGACTGACCACTGTAATCATCTTTACCGGGAACAAAACTATCTTTAATAAAATCGTACATTGCATCCACAGCTAATTTCATTTCGAACAAATCTATGTTTAATTTTTTTACATATACATAATTTTCAATTATTTCCATCAGTATTCCTCTTATAACTACGTTAAATCTATTATACAATTTCATTATTATAAAATCAATTCAGTTAACAATTACACAAATCTAATAGTTATTATTAACCATACAGTTTACTTGTTATAAATAAACATAGTACTTAACTATTGCGGGGGGTTGGTATAGTTGGGAACACGACAGATTTGCATTCTGTAGTCAGCGGTTCGACCCCGCTACTCTCCACCAAAAAATGAGCTATAACTATGAGCAATGTAAACGTATCAACTACAAGTTCAAACATAATGGTAAAAACATCCAAGATCAAAGTAAAAGGGCTTAAGCATCCCACAGGCTTTCCCAAAGATGACTTTAGATCTAGAAATTCTAGTTTACGTAACAATACAAAGTCATTCATAAGACGTGCGGGTCCCAGAGGCGGTTGACACACTTACGATCTCATTATACTATCAAGACAACAATAAGTCGAAGGAAACAAAGTGGAAGAAAATGCTGTAGCTGGTCCGGCTATCGTCACGAATCGAAATATTTGGTTTGTGTCGGATACACATTGGGGGCATGCCAACATACTCAAATTTAAAACCGCAGACGGAGATCCCCTCCGTGTGTTTGAATCAGTGGAGCATATGGATGAAACAATGGTTGAAAACTGGAATCGAGTTGTCGCCACATGCGATATTGTGTATCATCTCGGCGATGTTTATTTTGGGCAGGGTCACCAGGTACTTCCTAGGCTAAAAGGACGTAAACGATTGATTTTAGGTAATCATGACACTGCTAAAAATCCCGAGGTGCTAAACAACTTCCAGAAGATTTTAATGTGGAGAATGTTTCCCGAATTCAACATTCTCTTAACTCACGTGCCTGTCCATCCGGGAAGTTTGGAATTCAAAACTCGCTTCAATATGCACGGACACTTGCATCGTAATCGAGTTAAGGATGCTAATGGAATTGATAAACGATATATCAATGTGTGTGTTGAAAATATCAATTATACACCAATTCATTTGGAAGAAATACTAGAACTCACAAAAACCATTGACACAGAATAGAACACAAACTATATTAAAGGTCCACAAGGAGATCAAAATGGCAAAGGTAACAGGTAAGGCTACTAGAGAAAAAATGCAGTCACGTGACCTATCCGATTCTATACGTTTATATCTAAGAGATGTCAGTAAGAATCCATTATTAAATCATGAACAAGAAGTTGATCTCAGTAAAACCATTAATGCCAGCAAGCAGGCTATTATGGATATTTTATTTGCTATACCATTAACAGTTAAAACCGTAAACACATGGATTGCAGATGTTGCTGCTAATATCAAACCTATAACTGATATATTTGATATAGATCTGGATTCTGATAATACACCCAGTTCCGAGTTTGTTAAACAATTGGTAACAGTACAGGGACTATGTGCCGAGTATTTGTCTAATACCAAAGATTTAACCATTAAAGATCAGTTGGTTGCAGCATTTAATGACTTGCCGCTAACCTCTACTAGTATTGGCATACTCATGCAGCAAGTTCAGGATATTAATGCCAAAATAAACAAGTTGGATGGCGATATGCTAAAGTTAGCAATGAGTTGCGGTGTTAATCGCCAGGACTTTGTCAATCGCTATGTTAATAACGAGCATATGGATTGGTTAAGTGATTGTAAAACCAAAGACTGGACCCAGTTTGCAACCAAATATGCAACAGAAATCGATCGTTTCAAACAAAACGCACAGAATTTGGCAAATACTGTGGGACTTGGTATTGGTGAGTTGAGAGTAGCAGTGCGAGATCTCGGGCGACACGCTCGAGTCAAAGAAACAGCTATCAACACCATGGTAAATGCCAACTTGCGATTGGTTGTTAGTGTTGCTAAAAAGTATAATCATGCCGGTAATAATAACAATAGCTTGATGGATCTAATACAAGAAGGTAATATCGGCTTGATCAAAGCAGTTGAAAAATTCAAGTGGGAACTTGGATATAGATTTAGTACATATGCCACTTGGTGGATTAGACAAGCAATCTTTAAAGCAGCAGCAGAACAAAATCGTACCATACGTATTCCCAGTCATGTTATTGATAGCATCAAGAAAATCAACAAGGCCGTGAAAGACTATGTGGCAGTAAATGGTCGTGAGCCCGGTATGAGCGAACTCAGTGCAATGGTAGAGATGGATGAGATCAAGATTGCACGTATTCAGCGTGTTGCTCGTGATCCAATCAGTCTTGAAACACCAGTAGGTGATGAGGAAGATGCAAAATTAGGCAACTATATTGAAGACATTGAAAGTGAAAATGCATTTGAGAAATTAAGTCACGACGACGTCAACAAGGTAGTCAGCAATGTATTAGGTAACCTCAGTGCCAGAGAAGAGCGCACCATCAGAATGCGATTTGGTATTGGGGTTAACGAAGAATATACGTTGGAAGAAATTGGTAAGAAGTTCAATGTGACTCGTGAGCGTGTACGTCAGATCGAAAGCAAAGCACTTGAACGACTAAAGAGTCCAGCTCGTGCTAAAGAGTTAGCTACTGTTCTTAAAGATTGATTTGCACGTGAGCACTGATCGTCGTCAACCAGAAACACAATTCCTAAATGACGACGATTGGTATGTGTGCAGATTATGTACCTTGCAGGAAAGTGCAACCAGTAATTTACAAAGAGTCATTGCTGCCGAAAACTGGATACATAACAATTGTGAAACTGGTACCGCCTTTAAATACGGCGGTACTTTTTATTTTAAACGTCAAGAAGATCACTTGCAGTTTAGTCTAATGTGGGGTTAAACAAACTTAAAGACTTAAACAGTCATAGCAGCTATAAGGTCAGATCTTTCAGCCTCTAGGGTATCTTTATCACTATTATACCGCATTGTAGGCTGCATATAGCCCATTCCTCCTGAAAAACCAAATGTAATTATTCGATAACAATATGTACCAGCAGAAAATAGATTAGGGCTTCCAAAATAATCAGCAGCTAGCATCACTTTGCCTACCATATCTATGCTACTAAGTCTTACAACTGTACCATCTGAAAATGTATAAAATTGATTGGTCATGATAACTCCTTAAACATTTTTAAATCAATATAAGATTGAATAAGTTCATCTAGTAGATGTGGTGGGAGTTTACTTGATATATTTATAGCTCTTTTTTGTTTTAATTCAGAATCTGAAACAAAATTCTCATTTTTCTTTTTGCTATTCATTGATAAAATCAAATTCATCTGTTGTTCCAAATCAGTTGTCATGTCATATTTAATAATGTTTGGTAAACTACCGTATAAAACTTCTTCCTTTATTTGGTTATATTCTATTTTAATAGCATCAGTTGATTGTATTTTTTTCAAGAAATATAGCAAGCAACGTGCAAATCTAATCAATGAATCTGATTCATTAATTATTGATTCGTCATTGAATAATCTCAAAATAGATTCATAATTTATCCAACCGTTTATTTCAGATTCAAAAGATGCTAAAACTTCTAAAGGATCTCTATACACATAGATGACTCTGGCCGTTGGGAATAATTCCAGTAACCACTCCTGTTTTGCAATATTCCAACTACTGGTTTTAACAATTAAATTACAATTAGCGTTTGCAAGACGACGTGAATATATTTCAAGTTGTATATCCTGATGTTGAATAAGATTATTAAATAAATGTGGTTCATTTAAACACATTTGATTCGCAGGTGCATCTAATAAGTTACTTAATAAAGTACTTCCGCAGCGTGATACATGAAATATAAGAGTAGTAAGATTAGTGGTTTTATATTCTTCGCATAATTCTATAAAATACTCTTTTGGATATCTGAACCAAAATATAGGAGTTAGAGTAATATGAGGTTTTAGATCTGCTCGATGATTTGTAAAAATAAGTTCTCTATCATCTAGATTATAAGGATTCCAATTTCCTGTACGTATAATTTCTCGAAAGTGACTTTCTGAGTTTACAGTAATTTGATTTTCTGGTCTGAACATATCTACTTATGGTTTCTCCATATATAATTCCATCCGCTGTCTAACTGATACTTGACGTTGTCAATATTTCCATTAGCGTATTCAATAAATAACCAAGACAGAACTCCTGTATCTAATCTTGCGCCTGCTTCTGTTACTTCTAAATATTCTATGTCATTTTCCATTCGTTTATATATAATGACATTAGACTGATCTGGTTTCATCCATTCTGGTATTTTATCGTTAATCAGCCACTCACATTGAAATATTTTACAAGGATCTTCAGGTCTACTTTCATACACAGAACAACCGTTGCAACTTTTATAATGGCAAGGTCGTCCTGGCCAAAATTTGTTTCCGTGTGCTTCGCCAAATAACCACCCTTCGCAGCATTTGGTGCATCCGTTACAGGATCTGGTTGTTGATATGTCCATGATTATTCGGCATCAATATACTGTATCCAAGTATTAATTATATATTTGTCTCCGCTTAGTGGCGGATTACCTCTGTGTGTATGAGTAAATGCACCCGGACAAATAATAATTGTTCCTTGCTTAGGTTTGATTCGCACACCTTGATATAAAAATTCTGTTTCTCCACCTTCTTCTACATCATTGAGATATCCGATTACTAGAAGTAGTCTTCGACTAGTTAAAGGTGTACCATTTTCGCAATGCCAAACATGGTATCCCTGTTTCGGTCTTGTTTTTTGTAACTTTACATCAATTACCTTGTGTCTGGAACAGGTAGAAAGAATTCCGTAACGTTCAGCGTATAAGTTGTAACAATTCCATAATGGAACAGTAAAATAATTACACAATTTAAAAGTACTGTCTAATACAACTGGATCGTCGACTACGGCTTCAACTTTATCATATATATCTTTAGTAAAGTAATAAACTTCTGTTTCCTTATCTATTGTAGAGTATCCGTTCATTTGCCTGTTTATAGTCCGTGATGCAGAGTTCATATTTTCGAAGTATTCAATTAGTAATTGACAATTTTCTTTTGATATTGCATCCGGAAAGACGCCTATGAAATCATTTATAGTATGCATTTAACTTCCTTAAACAAATTTTGGACCTTCGACCCAAATTACGATTGACTTTCTAATACCAGTAAGAACTGGCTTAACTCTGTGAATCAAGAAGGATGGAAAAACAAAAATCTTACCTCTCTGCATTTCCAAAGTTTCGGCCTTTTCTTCCATACTGGTATTTAATTGAAATTCACCGCCGGTGAAATCTACCCCTGGTTCATTTAACAACATAATTACTGTTAATTTACGAGTACTTTCTGACAACATACTATCAGGTAATTGATTATCTAAGATAGTGTCTATGTGCCAATTATAATGTCCAAACGACGCTGAATCATAAACGGTATATTGAAATGATTTATAACCATATAGATTAAAATTAAAATAGGAATTATTTAAACTATCGATAACATAGTTAAACTTATCAAAAATCCAGGTATTTTCTTCATTTTTATCAATGAAACAAATTTTACTTTCTCTGTGTGTATTAACAGTTTCGTCTTTATTGTTATCTACAACAGCACCTGTTTGTAGGTTAAAATTATTGCAATAATTTTCAAAGTTATCTAGATCATCTGCTGTAAATGCTTCTGTCCACCATGCCTTACTGAATGTAACTCGTCTTCTCTGAAATGGGTCATTCGTTATATTGTAAATGGTCATACAATATTATAATCGAGTTGGTAGGTCTATTGTAAATTTATCTTTCTTTTTTAATTTGGGAATAACTGATGATAAACTAGTATCAATTGAATTAGATTTAACATCATCTAATAATCTGAACCAATTAATCGGAGCATTGTTAATAATGATTTTCTTAAGTTGTTCTTCATCTGGACTAGGTGTATCATATATTGTAATGTTAACATCAGTTCTGCATCGTTCTGGATAACCATCAACTGTTAAAGTTGGATTACCGTTAGCATTAAAACAACAGCATAGATCCCATTCACTCATGTCATCCGTCCAATATCGGACTTCTATAGAATGTTCTTTAGTATTAACACTTAATATTCTATAGTGTATATCCATAATTTATTCTCCTTTAACTGAAAGATATTTATTATGAAATAGGCCCAGTTCTTGTACCTGTAGCAACATAGGTTATATTTGAATTACCCGTTATAGCATTACCTTGACTTCCGGGTGTCCCACCTGACCCTATTGCACCGGGAGATCCTGTAGGACCGCTAGAAGGTGATCCAGTTGTACCTGTACCTCCTGTCGGACCAGATGAAGGAGATCCACCTGAGCCGGTTGCGCCTTTGGAACCTGCTGGTCCAGCAGCACCACCACTAGCGGCTGGAAAGAGACCTGTTGGACTGGTGCCACCAACAGACCCCAAATTACCACCAGCAGAACCATTAAAATTATATCTACCACCTATACTGTTAACGGTTCCTCCTAAACCCCCTGTTGTAGCAGTTCCGGGGGAACCAGAGGCAGAAGGAGGCCTCGATGTATCGCCACCACCAGTTCCAGATGGACCTCCTGCGCCAACCGGCGATCCGGCGCCGCCACCACCGCCGCCGCCGTAACCGGCGTTGGCGTCATCGCTAGTGAAATATGACTGCCCACCACCACCGCCAC